TAGCTAGACGTCGGGAGAAGACGTTTGAGGAATGTGAGGGTATGGTGATGACGCCGGCGCAGAGAGAGGTTTTTTTGATTGTGGATGAGTGGTGGAAGAAGTATGGGTTTGGTCCTTCTATACGGGATATATGTGATATCCGTGGGAAGGGTGGGATGGGGAATACGAGTGAGATTATTGGGCGGTTGGTGAAGTTGGGGGTATTGAAGAAGGTGAAGGGGGCGGTGAGGAGTGTACGGCCTGTGTATATACAGTTTAGGTATTTGGAGTGAGTATGGATTTATCTGAGCTGATAGGGAAGTTGCCGCGCGCGGAGCAGGAGAAGTTATTAGCCCAGGTGGGGGAGTATAAGGACGCGCTGGTACGGGAGAAGGCGCAGGGATCTTTTATGGCTTTTGTGAAAGAGATGTGGCCGGGGTTTATACACGGGCGGCATCATGCTCTTATGGCCAAGAAGTTTGAGGAGATAGCGCAGGGGAAGTTAAAGCGGCTGATTATTAATATGCCGCCGCGGCACACGAAAAGTGAGTTTGCGAGTTACTTATTGCCGGCGTGGTTCTTGGGGAAGTATCCGAATAAGAAGGTGATCCAGACGTCGAATACCGCAGAACTGGCGGTGGGGTTTGGCCGGAAGGTCAGGAACCTGGTAGATAGTGAGGCGTACGCGAAAATATTCCCGAATGTGGGGCTGAGAGCGGATTCTAAGGCGGCGGGTCGTTGGGCGACGTCACACGGTGGCGATTATTTTGCGATTGGTGTTGGCGGGACGGTGACGGGTAAGGGTGCTGATCTGCTGATTATTGACGATCCGCATTCGGAACAGGAAGCGAGATTGGCGCAAGGGGATCCGAGCGTCTTTGATAGTGTTTATGAGTGGTACACGTCTGGCCCACGGCAGCGTTTACAGCCGGGCGGGGCGATAGTGGTGGTGATGACGCGCTGGTCGGACAAGGATCTGACTGGCCGGGTGATAAAAAGTGACAGTACTGAGTGGGAGTTGATAGAACTTCCAGCAATTTTGCCGTCCGGCAGCTCTCTATGGCCAGAATTCTGGGCGCTGGAGGAGTTGGAGGCGTTAAAAGAAGAACTTCCACCGTATAAATGGAACGCCCAGTACCAGCAAAAGCCCACGGGTGAAGAGGGTGCGATAGTAAAGCGGGACTGGTGGCGTCGGTGGGAGCGAGAAAGGCCGCCTGCGTGTGAATTTATCATCCAAAGTTGGGATACGGCGTACTCTAAGAGTCAACGGGCTGACTATTCTGCGTGTACGACGTGGGGTGTGTTCCATTTGAATGAAGATCCGAGTGATGTGAACATCATTTTGCTGGATGCGTGGAAGGAAAAGGTGGAATTTCCGGAGTTAAAGGCCATGGCCAAGCGGCTTTATGACGAATGGGAGCCGGATTCCTGCATTATTGAAGCAAAAGCTGCGGGTGCGCCGCTGATTCACGAGTTGAGACGGATGGGTGTGATGGTTCAGGACTACACGCCGACAAAAGGGAACGACAAGTTCGTGCGTTTGAACAGCGTTACAGACCTATTTTCTTCCGGTAAAGTGTGGGCGCCCGAGACTAGGTGGGCGGACGAGGTAATTGAAGAGATGGCGCGGTTCCCGAACGCGGAACACGACGATCTGGTGGACTCCAGTGTGCAGGCGCTTATGCGATTTCGGCAAGGCGGGTTCTTGCGGCTGGACACGGACGAAGATGACGAGGATTTAGGCTTCCGCCGTAAGCGAAGCTATTACTGAGGATGAAACATGGCAACCAATTTTGACAAAGCTTTGTACCAAGCACCGGCTGGGCTAGAGGAAATGGAGCCGGAGATTGAGATTGAGATCGAAGATCCGGAGTCGGTGAGTATTGGGATCGGCGGGCTGGAGATTGAGATCGAGCCGGACGTGCCTGACGATGAGTTCAACGCCAACTTGGCAGAACACTTGCCGGAAGACGTGTTGCAGGAAATCGCGGGTGACTTGATCGGTGATTTTGACGAGGACATCTCCAGTCGCAAGGATTGGATGCAAACGTATGTCGATGGCCTAGAACTATTGGGGATGAAGATTGAAGAACGGTCTGAACCGTGGGAAGGCGCCTGCGGGGTCTACCACCCGCTCCTTTCGGAAGCCTTGGTTAAGTTCCAGTCTGAGACGATCATGGAAACTTTCCCTGCCGCTGGGCCGGTTAAAACCAAGATCATTGGCAAAGAGACACCCGAAAAGAAAGAAGCCTCAGACCGAGTCCGGGATGACATGAACTACCAGCTCACCGAGGTGATGGTGGAGTATCGCCCGGAGCATGAGCGTATGTTGTGGGGCTTGGGCTTGTCTGGCAACGGGTTCAAGAAGGTTTACTTCGATCCAAGTCTGGACCGTCAGGTGTCTATTTATGTACCGGCGGAAGATGTGGTGGTGCCGTACGGGGCGAGTAACTTAGAGACAGCGCCGCGTGTGACGCATGTCATGAGGAAGACTAAGAACGATCTGCGCAAGTTGATGGTGGCTGGCTTTTATCGAGATATTGACCTGCCAGAACCTGAGAATGTGCTGGACGATATTGAGAAGAAGATTGCCGAGAAGATGGGCTTCCGAGCCACGACGGATGATCGGTACAAACTCTTGGAAATGCAGGTCTATTTAGATCTGCCCGGCTATGAGGATAAAGACGATGATGGCGAGGAAACTGGGATCGGGCTTCCGTATATTGTCACGATTGAAAAGACATCACAGGAAATCTTGGCAATCCGGCGCAACTACCATCCGGAGGACGAGGGCAAACAGAAGCGCTCCCACTTTGTCCATTATCCCTACATACCGGGGTTTGGATTCTATGCGTTTGGCCTCATACATCTTATTGGCGCTTTCGCTAAGTCTGGCACTAGTATCATTCGTCAGCTCGTGGACGCCGGCACATTATCCAACCTCCCTGGCGGACTTAAGACCAAAGGGATGCGAGTTAAAGGCGATGACACCCCGATTGCACCGGGAGAGTTTCGAGATGTGGACGTTGCGGCAGGAACGATACGAGACAATATCCTGCCTCTTCCCTATAAGGAGCCAAGTCAGGTCCTTCTGACCTTGATGAATCAGATCGTCGAAGAGGGGCGCCGTTTTGCCTCGGCGGCTGATCTGAAGGTAGCGGATATGTCGGCCAACTCGCCGGTAGGTACGACTCTGGCGATTCTCGAGCGCACCCTGAAAGTTATGTCTGCGGTGCAGGCGCGTATGCACTACGCGATGAAGCAGGAATTAAAGCTGCTAAAAGAGATCATCCGCGACTACACCCCTGAAGAGTACAGCTACGAGCCGGTCGAGGGTACACGCCGCGCGAAACAGTCTGACTACGATCAGGTGGATGTGATCCCAGTGTCCGATCCTAACTCGGCCACGATGGCGCAGAAGGTTGTGCAGTATCAGGCTGTGATGCAGATGGCGCAACAGAACCCGCAGATCTACGACATGGTGGAGCTGAACCGTCAGATGCTAGATGTTCTGGGTATTAAGAACATCGGCAAGCTGGTGCCGGGCGCGGAGGATCAGAAGCCGAAAGATCCGGTATCGGAAAACATGGCCATCATGAATATGAAGCCGGTGAAGGCGTTCATTTATCAGGATCATCAGGCGCACATTCAGGTGCATACGTCTGTAATGCAGGATCCGAAGATCATGCAGGCAATTGGCCAGAACCCGAATGCTCAAGCAATGCAGGCGGCGATGCAGGCGCACATTGCAGAGCATACGGCGTTTGAATATCGCAAGCAGATTGAAGAGATGCTGGGCGTTCCGCTGCCAGAGATGGACAAGGAATTGCCGGAGGAAATGGAAGTCGAAGTGTCTCGGATGATGGCAGCCGCGGCAGGCAAGTTGTTGCAGAAGGATCAGGCAGAGCAGCAACAGCAGCAGGCGCAGGAAGCAGCGCAAGATCCGATTGTCCAGATGCAGCAGGCAGAGTTGCAGTTGAAGCAGCAGGAGCTGGAGCTGAAGAAGCAGAAGCTTGCTATTGATATGGCTGACAAAGCTGACCGTCTGCGGATTGAGGAAGAGCGTATCGAGGCACAGAAAGAGATTGCAGGTATGCAGGTTGGCGCCAAAACCGCCAAAGACAAAGCAGATCTTGAGGCAAAGATGGAGCTAGAGGGCGTCAGACTCGGTTCCCAAATGGCCAAAGATCAAATAGCAATGAATCGTCCACAGTTACCAAAGCCGACAAGAGGCAAGGAGTAATGTATGGAAAAAACGCTGGAAGTACTGCTAGAGCAAATCAGGCAGAAGCGACAACAGATAGTTGAGGCCGTGTCCACCAACGCGGCTAAGGACTATGCAGAGTACCAAAAGCTCTGCGGGGAAATCAGAGGCTTATCAATGGCCGAAGGTTTCATTCTTGATCTAGCAAAACAAATGGAGTTTTCTGATGACTGAGATCGCCATCGCCACAGACAGCGGTGAAGTATCCACTCTGCCCCAAACAGCAGAGGAGAAGGCCAAACAACTTCCCGAACCGACGGGCTATCACATCCTGGTAGCGTTGCCGGAAGTGGAAGATAAGTTTGAAAGCGGGTTAGCAAAAGCGGACGCCACCATGCACCACGAACAAGTGCTGGCTACGGTGTTCTTCGTAGTGAAATTGGGACCGGACTGCTACAAAGATGAGAAACGGTTTCCAAACGGTCCGTGGTGCAAGGAAGGGGATTTCATTCTCGCCCGTCCTAACTCTGGCACCCGTCTGAAGATTCACGGTCGTGAATTCAGACTTCTGAACGACGATACGGTGGAGGCAGTAGTAGATGATCCACGCGGCATTAGTCGGGCTTAACAAGGAGAAACATGATGGCAAATCAAATGCAGATGGATGATTTCGAGTTTCCTGACGAAAAAGAGCAGAAGGTAGAGGCTGCGCAGGAAGACGAGTTTGAGATTGAGATTGAGGACGATACGCCCGAGGTTGACCGTGGCCGACAGCCTTTACCCAAGAATGTAGTGGAGGAGCTTGAGAAGGACGAGTTGGAGGAGTATTCCGACAACGTCAAGACCAAGCTGAAGCAGCTGAAGAAGGTCTGGAACGACGAGCGCCGTGAGAAAGAGCAGGCGTTGCGTGAGCAGCAGGAAGCCATCGATTTCGCCAAGCGAATGATGGAGGAAAACAAGTCGTTGAAGGGGCGGATCTCGCGCGGCGAGCAGACGTTCGTGGATACGTACAAGACGGCAGCGGAGATGGAGCTGGATGTTGCCAAGCGTGCCTACAAGGATGCCTATGACATGGGCGATCCGGAGAAGTTGGTAGAGGCGCAGCAGCAGCTGAATGACGCTCAGTACAAGTTGCGGCGGGCAAGTGAATACGTGCCTGCTTTACAACAGGAAGAAACTGTTGTACAACGCGAGCCAGAAGTGCCGGCATCCCGGCCTGATCCAAAGATGATGGCGTGGCAAGAGCGCAATCAGTGGTTTGGAAAGGATCCGGAGATGACCAGTTTGGCTTTGGGCTTACACCAAAAGCTCGTAAGCGAATACGGTCAGGCTTATCCGTCTACGGACGAATACTGGCAGAAGGTCGATCATACGATGAGACGACGCTTCCCAGAGGCATTTTCAGATTCGCAAGAAGAAACGCCGTCCACAAACCGACAGCGTACAGAGAAAGCAGCGACGGTTGTAGCTCCGGCGACGCGCACGACGGCCTCCAAAAAGGTCAAACTGAAGCAGTCTACGGTAAACACAATCAAGAAATTGGGTATTACCCCAGAAGCTTACATCCGTGAAATGCAAAAATTGGAGGCCAAAAATGGCTGATAAGACACCACGTAGTATAGAAACGCGAGCAACGGCAGAACGTCCAAAGGCTTGGACACCACCGGAACTGTTACCAGAACCGGATAAGCAGCCTGGCTTTGCGTACAGATGGATTAGGGTTTCTACTCTAAATACAGCCGATCCCCGCAACATCTCTGCTAAACAGCGAGAAGGTTGGGAGCCGGTGAAGTTAGAGGAACAGCCCCAGTTTCAATTGATGGTAGACCCCAACAGTCGATTCAAAGACAACGTTGAGGTCGGCGGGTTATTGCTCTGCAAGACGCCTATAGAGTTTGTCGAACAGCGTAATGCTTATTACTTGAAGCAAGCTGAAGGCCAACTCCAGTCGGTAGACAATAATCTGATGCGTCAAAATGACCCTCGGATGCCTCTCTTTAAGGAATCGAAGTCTTCGGTTTCTAAGGCGGGCTAACAAACTTTTTGGAGTAAGACATGGCATATCCGACTGTATCGGCCCCTTACGGCCTACGTCCGGTAAACCTGATCGGTGGTCAGGTGTATGCCGGTTCCACTCGTCTCATGAAGATTGCTAGTGAGTACAACACTGACATCTTCTATGGCGACGTTGTGAAACTGGTATCTTCTGGCACCGTTGAGAAAGACACCGGCACTACAACTGCAACCCCTGTAGGTGTTTTCTTGGGCTGCGTTTATACCAACCCAACAACCAAGCAAAGACTGCAAACTCAGTACTGGCCAGCTAACACGGTCGCTACTGATGCTCAGGCTTATGTTGTGGATGATCCTGATGTTCTGTTTAAGGTAGCTGCTGTTTCGGGTACAACTGTTGTGGCTTTCTACGCACAGACCGTTGTTGGCTCGAACGCACCGCTGGTTCAGAACGCTGGTTCGACTACTACGGGCGATTCGGCTGTTGCAATTAACGGCGCATCGGTGGCTACCACTGCATCGTTGCCAATTCGCATCATCGACGTTGTGCCAGATACGGCCAACTCCGGTGGTAGCTTCTGCGAATTTATTTGCAAATTCAACGCACCGTATGTGGTGTCTACCGCAACTTCAACACTGAACACCTCGACTAACGTTGTGACAACTACTGTTACTTCGACCGTCACCGGTGGCCATCAGTACAACAACCCTGTTGGCGTTTAAGGAGTAAGACATGGCTATTTCACGCGCACAACTACTGAAAGAGCTGCTGCCTGGCCTGAACGCTTTGTTCGGCATGGAGTATGCTCGTTACGGCGAAGAGCACAAGGAAATCTACGAAACCGAGACTTCCGAGCGTTCCTTCGAAGAAGAAACCAAACTGTCTGGCTTCAG